TGTGGGTAGCTGTGTCGCACAACTGCACATGATGGCGGATTTTCTCCTTGTCGAAAGCATCCTCGTTCATGCTGAAGTTGAGCAGGGCTACGGTATAGACATGATTGAGTTTGAAATCCCAGTCATTCCCCTTAGGGGCCTGCTCGCGAATCGGGAAAGTGGAGTAGAAAAGGGCGCGATCCTTGAAATACGTCTGGTAGGCGTTCTGCATTTCTACGATGAACTTCTCACCGTTTTCGCCCTCGCAATATACATCAAAGATGGCTCTGCGGTCGGTATAGACATCTCCCACATGCTCCGGATTCAGATACGACACATCCTTCACAACCTGTCTGCCATTAAACAAGCTGTTGAGGAAGCAAATGAGCAAATCCTTGTTCATTGCTGTTCCAAAAATTCGCTTGAAACCGAAGTCGGTCAGCAAGCTGATGTATCTTTCTTCTACCTGCTTCATAATCATCTGTTTTTAAAATCCATGCCGCAAAGTTACGACTTTATTTTCATATCTGCAAGAGATTTCTGGGAAAAGTTTCAGGAAAAGTTAGTCAACAAAAAATATGACTAAGTTTTAGCTAGTCAACTCGTTTTATAAATAAGTATTAACCGAGTCAACTCGTCTTATAAATAAGATAAAAAGTGGTCAACCAAAATCGTTAAACCTCACTCCAAGGCAGTGAACAACTTTACCCAAGGCTTTGCCCAACTTTGCCCAAGGCTTTGGGCATTTATGCCCGAAATTGTCGGTTAAGTGTACCCGCGTTCTCGGGCGTCGGTGCTCACGTCCGTGGGCATGAATCCTCATGTACACGGGCAAATTATGCCTTTCTTCAGAATGAATCATGTTTCTTCAGGAATCACCATGTTTTTTCCTTTTGGTTAAAGATATATAAAAATACAGCAAATGTGTGGTGTTTCGAATAAAAAGTGATAATTTTGCAATCCGAAACACGGAAAGGTGCTCGAGTGGCTGAAGAGGCACGCCTGGAAAGCGTGTAACCGCCTAAAGCGGTTCGGGGGTTCGAATCCCCCTCTTTCCGCTTATAATCAGTTTATTTCTCCTTTATTTATTGCTTTTTTGGTCTGCCAGCTTTGTTGCGCTTGTCTCCCTTTTGTTTCTCTTTGTTGCAAAATGCGTGCAAAATGCGTGCAGTTAAATCTCGGTTAAATGATTAGAGTGCATTATTATTTGGATGTTCGTGGTGTTCCCGACGGTGGTTTGGCTTCCTTGAAGTTCGATTTCTGCCGTCAGCGTTCCCATTCCCAGCTCCCTGTTGGTATTCGTCTGCTTCCTTCTCAGTGGGATGCCAAGGCGCAAAAGGTGCGTGGTACCATGAACGATGAATCTACAAATCTCTTCCTGCTGCAGCAGATGGCTCGTGTCTCTGAAATCATTCTGAAGCTGACCTCTGCTGGTGATCTCGTTGGTTTGTCGGCTGTCGAGGTGAAGAATCGGGTGGCTGCTGAACTTCGCCCTGATGCTGGTGTCGATAATCGGTTCTTGGCTCGTTTCCGCTCCTATGCCTCGCTGTGCAGGTCTCCTCGAACTCGTGATATCTACCTGGTGACCGTAAAGAAGGTGCTTGCGTTTGACTCTCATGCCGAGTCTCTCTCCTTCGAGCGCATCACGAAAGATTGGCTGTCCAGGTTCGAGGCGTGGCTTGGTACCGAGCAGGGTGGGTGTCCTTCCGTGAATGCTCGCTCCATCCATTTGCGAAACGTTCGAGCTGTCTTCAATGATGCCATCGATAATGGTATCACCTCCTGGTACCCGTTCCGCTCCTTCAAGGTGAAATCGGAGGCGACCAAGAAACGAGCTGTATCTGTGGAGGCTCTTCGCTCGCTGTTCTCGTTCCCTGGTTTGACCTGGCAGCAGCAGTACGTCGATGCCTTCAAGCTCTCGTTCTGCTTGGTCGGTATTAACCTGGTTGACCTGCTGGCTCTGAAAGATGGGCAGCTTGTCGATGGTCGCCTGTCCTATCGTCGCTCCAAAACTGGGCGGCTCTATGATATCAAGGTGGAGCCAGAGGCTGCTGCTCTCATCGAGAAGTATCACGGCTCCTGTGGTCGGCTTGTCTCCTGGGGAGAAAATCGAAAACGCTATACCTCCTTTACAATGCAAATGTGCCGTGGCTTGAAGGCTGTTGGTTCTACCGTGAAGGAATGGCGCACCGATGATCTGGGCGTGTATCGTGAAGTGGAGGTGTTCCGTCCTGCCTTCCCGATGCTGTCTTCCTATGTGGCTCGCCATTCCTGGGCGACGATTGCTGCTTCCCTGGATATCCCCAAGGACGTTATCGCCCATGCGCTTGGTCATGGTGGTTCTTCTGTTACCGATATCTATATCGATTTCGACCAGCGGAAGGTGGACGAGGCGAATCGTCGTGTCCTGGATTGGGTGTTCTACGGTACGAAATAAGGGAGGATCCTGTGTAGGATTCTCCCTTTCTTCTTTCAAGGCTCGCTTGTGGTGGTTTTGTCTCGTGTCATGTCTTGTCGTATCAGCTCGTTGATGTAGCGGTTCTTGTTTGGCTTGGTGTTCAGCCAATCCTCCAGCTCGCTGTCTATGGCGACCCCGATTCGCTTCTGGGTGCGTCCGTCGCCTCGCTTGCTTGACTTGTATTTTCTTGGTTCTGCCATGTTGCGTTCTCCTTTTAAAAATTAAACTCCCCATTCTTTCCAAGTGCCAGCCTCCTTGCGTTGGTCTCGCTCCTTGGTGTAGATGTCGATGCATTTATGCACCTCCTTGATAGTCTCCTTCAAATCGAACTCCTTTCCAAGTTCTTCTAGCTGGTTGAGGAGCTGCTTTGCTGTCTCGATTTTCTGGTCGAGCTCGTGCCCTGTCATGCTGGCTGCTTGCTCTGCTCTCTGTTTCTCGTTCAGTACTACGTAGCCTTCATTCTTTTTTACGTATTTGTACGTAGCCTTCTTGTCTTTGCTCACGCAGTCTTCCTCCAGGGTGCAGCGTCTCTCTGTCGTTCCCTGGTGTGCTGCCTTGAAAGGGCAGCCGAATGGGTTGTAGCATCTTGCCATGTTGTTCCATTCACGGATGTAATTTGCCATGTTGTCCTCCTTTCTTCTAGTTCGTTGCTTCATTAATGTATTCTGTGGCTTCGTCGATTGCGTCCATTGCGTTCGACAAATTGTCGATGGCTTCCTGCATCGTGTCGCCCTTTTCTCCTTCCTGGAAGGCTTCGGGCAGGTTCTCTAGTGCCGTCTGCTCCTCATCCATGATCTCCTCCACCTGGTTCTTTATCTCTTCGAGCTTGGTGAGGAGCTCGTTTAATGCCGTTCTTCTTTTCTTGTTCATATTCTTGTTGTATTGTGGCTGGGTGGTTATCCCAGCCGTTTCCTTCTTTATCCGATTGCGTATTCGTAATTCTTGTATCTTCCGTCGTTGCGTCTTTCTCTTGCTAAATTCAAAGCGTGGCGGTAGTTAAAAACTGCCTGCTTCGTATTCTCTTTTCCTGTTCTGGTGTTGATGAACGTGAAGTCCACCTTCTGGTCTTTCTTCTCTCCGTAGGTGTAGTCATATTCATTTTTCAGAATTTCTTCGCTTACGTATGTCTTTGCTTCAATCTGTCTCATTTCCTCTATTTTTTATCCGATGATTGCCATGTGGCTTTTGATTTCCTCGTATCTTCCTTTCTTTATTCCTTCGTCGAAGCTGTCAGCTCCAAACTCGACCTTTTGGTCGTTTGCTACAAGATCTCCGTCCTTGTCGAAGATGTTTCTTATTGTTGCGTACTTGCGTTGTCCCATGAAGTGGAACTCGTCTAAAATCGTCACGATTATCGTGTCTTCTCCTATCTTTTTCTTGAATGTTGCACCTTTTTCCATTTCCTTTTCTTTTGGTAGGGGAGTGGTTGGCTCCCCTGTTTCCTTCTTACTTCAAGTTGGCGAGGATTCGCTTCTTATCGTCCTCTGTGAGCTTCAGCTGGTTCTCTAGCTTATAAACCAGGTAATCTTTTTCTCCGATGATGGCGATCGCCATGCGGTTCATCTCTTCGTCGTTGAATTGGTCAGCCTTCTTGATGAGTGCCTTCGCCATGTTTGTCTTTTCGCCTTCAGCTCCTTTGGCTGCCTTCTCTGCCTTGATTCGCTTTGCGCATTCCCAATCGTAGGCAGCTTGAACACCTCCGTTCTTCTTCCACTCCTTCACCCATTCGTCTTTGTCCAGGTTGCTTGCGTTGTATCCTGGCTCTATGAATGTGTGGTAGCACTCTGGGCTAACCTTGAAGTTTGCTCTTTCCTCAAATTCTTGTTTCATCATGATTCTTGTCTCCTATCTTTAAAATGTTAATATTCAATGTCAAACTCTGTAATATCCTCTATGTCGTAATCAAGCCCTGCCAGGGTGTGGGTGAGGGTCTCTTTCAATTCGTAGAGGTCGTCTGCTTCGTCCTCATCCTCATCGTCGAATCTTTCGCTCTCCCATTGGTTGGTTGCTGTACGCTGAAGGCATTCGAAGTATGGGTTATCCAGGATTCTGTCGATTCCTTCTCTTGCGTCGCCAAGGCTTATTGTGATTCTAATTGCTGTTTCCATGTCGCTGTCCTCCTTAAATATTAATCATTGCTATTTCCTCGCATTCGATAAAACTCGTACCTCCTTCTCCTTCTATGATGAGGATGCTGCTTGAATAGATGCTGTCTGGTTGCTTCATCAATCTGCAGTCATCGTCTGTTGGGTTGAACTCTATCTCCTTTCCGCTCTTGAGAGTGATGGTTGCTTGTTGAACCTTGTCTTTCTTTATCTGGCTTATGATGTTGTCTGCTAATTCTTTTTTCATTGTTTGTTCCTCCTTTAAAAATTATGTCCTGCCATCATTCCGTTCTCTTTGCGGAGGTTCTTGATGTACTCTTTGTTCTTGGTTGCGTTCAGCATTCTGTTGTATTCGCATTCTGCAACCTCGACTGTCGTTGCGTCAATCTCTTTGTAAGCGATGACGTTGAGCTTCTCTATCATGTTCCAAGTGTCTATGATGTTCTTTAATGCTATTGTTTTCATAATGTTGTCCTCCTTAAAATTTAATGTCTGTGTAGTTGAATCTGCCGAGGTAGAATTCCATTGTCTCAATTGAAAGGAAAGCCTTTACTCGGGTTGCTCTCTTCTTAAGTGTAACCTTGAATGGCTTGTCTGCTGCCTCTCCCTCGTATGTGATGGTTAAGGTTGTGCCGTCCTCGGTTGTAAGAACTACAGGGTATCCTTCCATGATGTTGTCGATGATTCCTGTCATGTGCTTGTATATAAAAGCGTCGCCTGTCTTTGTCATAAAATGCGGCTTTACCGTGCTGCCGTAGGGCTTAATTATGACCCTTGGTTAGGGGTCGTTTCCTTTTCTTTTTCTGCTGCAAAGATAATCAATTTTTCGCAAAGTTGTATAACTTTATAGTTATTATAAGTTACAGAAAATCAACTACTTAGCTAAAGAAAGTTATCAAAAAAAGAGACCCCTCCACCTTGTCGGTGAAGAGGTCTCTTTCTAGTTTTTCGGCTTCTTTCGCTTGCGCCAGATCCAAATGATGGCGATGGTTGCTCCTATACCTATTATTATACCAGCTCCCAGCCAAATGTCCCAGCTTGCCTGCGTTGTCTTGGTGGTTTGCTGGGTGTCCTTCTGGCTGTTCCTCGAATCCGTCGAGGAGTTCCTCGAGTTTTTCGTGGACGAGCTCTTTTTGGAGATTTTGGTGGTGTCCGTTGCGGTAGCCTGTCCCTTCAGCTTCGCTCCTGGCTTCGCCTCCAGCGTGTGTGTCAACACTCCGTTAGCCCAGGTTGCGGTGGATCTGTACAGGTCTGTCTCCAGCACCGACGTGGTGTCCTTGGTGGTTCGCTCCAGCTTGGCTTCTGGTACCGCAATCTCAACGGGTACCAGCTTCTGGGTGATCCTGGTGGTGTCGTAGGTCTCCGTGATGGCGGTGTCCTTCACTTGCTCCACCTTCGTTGTCTCTTGCTCTGTTGCCGTCTCTGTCATTGCCTTTTTCTTCGTTGCGCATCCTGCCAAAAGGCATGCAATGCAGATGATGATCAGGGCGAGGATGCTTGTCTTTCGTTCTTTCGTCATGGTGTTAATCCTCATATTTTAAATCGTTGATTCTGTTGAGCCAGCCTTTCTTGAAGACTATCTGGCTTGGGTCTTTCTTTATCAGCTTGTTGATGTACGCCTTTCGTGCGTTCTTCAATGCCTCGAAGAGCTGGCGTTGGTTCGGGTAGTTGTTGACCGCTGCCAGGGTCTTCGCTCCGACAATGCCGTCTGCCTTTACTCCCAGGAGCTCCTGCGGCTTGATGATTCCCCATTTTCCGCTGTTCCAGACCCAATCGACCAGGCTCTCTGCTACCTTCTGGTCTTTGATTTTGTCTGCCTTCCAGGTGTCCCAGAAGTTGCGCTTGAGCACCATCTTGAAGTCCTCCTCGTCGAGGAGCTTCACGTCCTTTTCGTCTATCTTGCCGTCTCCGTTCTTGTCGTATCCTACGGTACGCCAGGTGGCGATGGTGATTCCGTACTTGGTGGCTCCACCTCGGTCTATCTTGCTGTTTGTGTACTTTGCGCCTCCCTCCCATTTGAGGACGAAAGGCTCGAACTTCTTAACGTCTGCCATTGCTTATGTCTCCTCTTGCTTGTTTGAATTGTTGTTGTTTGTCTCGTTTCGTTCCCCGAATGCCTTTGTGATTCCTGCCGTTGCGAAAAGGGAACCTATCGCACCGATGACCGCTGCAATGCCCATCAAGTCCGTATGGATGGTGTTCGTTGTCAGCACCTCGTAGAGCAGGATAAAGCCGACCACCAAAAGCAGGAGGCATCCGATGATGGTGACGCTCACCAAGAAGAACGCCTTGCTGGATGCTCCGCTGTTGGTTTGTATCAGCTTCGCTAAATACTCGCTTGTCTTCATTGCTGGATTCCCTCCTGGTATTCTTTCTCGACTTGCTCCCTCTCCCTCGGTGGGTCTCGGTTGACGCATCCGTTGCGGACGCATCGGTTCCAGCTTGCCTCCTGGAGTTGTAGCCTCAGTTCCATGTTCTCGTCCTTCAGCTTGTTCTCCGTGGCTCGGTGCTGGTTCAGTATGTCGTAGAGGCTGTCTATCTTCTCGTCCTTCGCCTTCAGTTCGCTGTCCTTCTTCTCGCAGAGGTCTTTCCATCCGCTTGCGTATTGGGCGGTCGCCTTTGCTTCCTCTTGCGATGCCTTAGCTGCCTCGGTTCGCTTCTTGCTGTCGTAGAACATGAAGAATCCGAGAATGGTCACGAGTCCTGTGGCTATTGCTTGTAGGATGTCTGCGCTCATGGCTGTCCCTCCTGCTTGCCCTTCTCTATCATCGACTTGATGCCGTCCATGACCGCTGGGCTGCAAAGCTCGGAGCAAACACCGATGAGTTGCACTTCCTTGTCATCATACTCTTCCTCTCCCTTGCTGTTGTAAATCTTCAAGGCGAGGGCGTGGCAGGCGATGCCTTGCCCCTGGGTGTAGATTGCGTCAGCAAACCCTTCCTTGATGTTCATAATTGTCGCCTTGGTTTTTGCGAGGTTGGCGAATACCTCGACCTTCTCTAAGTTGATTTTCATTGTTTTATCTCCTTTTTATGAAACTCCATAAGCTAACCAGATTCCTTCGCTCATCACTGCGTTTCCAGATACCAATTTCCAGCGTGGGTTGTAAACCATAATGACAGAGCCGTATGCTGTGAAGTAATCTGTATCAAAGTTGCTTATTGTATATTTTCGTCCATGCCAAAAGATGTAAGTTTCGTGTCGTGTTCCGTCCTTTCCGTAGCTGTACCCTGGCTTGACTCTGAATTGATAGGTTCCTACGCTTTCCATTGATAACATCACAAAGTGTCCCTCGTCGTACCACTGCATGTCTGGAAGTCTAAAGGTTACCCAATCTGTATGATTCTTGTCTGAGATGAAGCTTACGACATGCTCCGTCCTGCTCACTGAATAGTTATCATTGGTTATGATGGTCGTTTTAAGCGCAAATCCTTCTATGTACCCTCCGAATATTGACAATGCAATGTTTCTGTCTGCGTTCTTTGCCGACAATATCATGGCGTAGTTCTGTCCCATGCTGTCGTATTTGAACCATTTGCTTTTGTTCTCGTTTTCAAATCTTGCCACGGCTCTTAGGCTGCCGCTTGAAGCAGGGAGGAGGTTTCCACCGATTCCTGCAAAGGCTCCAGCGTTGTCGTTTCTCAAGATGATGTATGCGTCATCGTCGAAGCTCTTTTCGTTGGTTAGTCCGTTACCGCTAATGGTGAATCCTCCGATTGTTCCGCTGTTGATGGATACGTTGTTGAAGATTCCGCTCGTTGCGTTTATCTTGCCAGTGATGCTTGCCTCCGACGCCTCCAGCTGTCCTCCGTACTTTACCTTGAACTTGGAGGCAGCAGCGGTCGCTCCACCTATCCATAATGGGTAGCCGTTGTTCTCATCCTCGACACCTCCGAAGCAGCCTTGCACCTGCTGCTTGCTGTTGGTGATCAGGATGCGGTTCGTCTGTGCGAATCGGAGGACTGCGTTCTTGGCTACGATGAGTGGTGTGTAGATTGGTCTCATCTGGTTCAGCTTGAGCCACTCGTTGCTGTCCGCTCCATTCGGTGCGTTTGCTGTGGTTGAGGTGTGGGTGACTCGGCATTGGTACATCGTGAAGTTTCCTGTGGTGTTGTCGGTGACCGTGACGATGTCGAGGTATCGGATTCCTCCTGTTAGGCTCTCGTCGTTGTGGTAATCGGTTCCTGCGCTCCATTCGCTGGTTCTCTCGATGAGTCCAGGGATTCCTCGGAGGTCATTGATGCCGTCGATGAATCCTGTTGCGAACATTCCGCTCTCCAGCTTCGGCATGCAAATCCACGCCTCTCGGTAGCCTTCCTCGTTGATGGCTGGCATTAATCTGAACAGGCAGTTCTGTTCCTCGGTGGTGAGGTTTTGATTCGTCTTGAATGTTACGCTGTGGCGAGTCCACTCGTCCGTCAGTTTCCATGTGTAGCCGAGGTCGCTTGGTGTGTTCACCTCGATTCCGTCCACAATCATCTTGGTGCTTGTGTCCACGGCTGTCGGGTAGATGTAGGTGACTAAGTCCACCGAGTCGGTTATCTCATACTGCAGGACGGTCACCTTGCCTGTCCTTGGCTCGGTGTTGTCGTATTGGTAGCTGGATATGCGGTATGCTCCTGTCTTCTTTGGTGTATAGGTCATGCTCATTGCAGTTACCGATATGCTCTTGGTAGCGCATGAGTTCGAATCGCTCCAATCGGTTGCGTAGATGAATGTTCGCAGTTCCTTGCCATTGGCTACGGCTGTGCTGTCACATTTGCCGATTACCTTAATGGTGTAAGTTCTGCCTGCTGTGAGGTAGAGTTCCTTGGTGGCGAATCCGTAGTTGCTGCTCGTCTCGTTTATGACGATGGGCTTTGTTCGCCCCTTTGCCCAAAAACTCAGCGTGTACCATTGTCCTGCTGCCAGCTTTTGAATGCCTCCTGCTGGGTGGTGTACCTTCTGGCGGAGCATCTCCTTGTAGGTGATGGTGGCTCCTGTCGCTTTGCATGTGTCGTGGTAGGAGTTTCGTCCGTCCTTCTTGTTGCTGGTGTCGATGCTGCCCAGATCCTGCGGTGCGGTCTTTCCGCTGAGTGCCAGGTATTGGCTCTTGATGTTCCACGCTGCCATGTTGTCTGCGTCCGTGAAGCTGGCGTTCTCCAGGATGTTGCCATTGTCTCCGCTGTGGTATGTGGTGACGAGTTCTGGTGTGGAGTAGGTGGTGCCGCTCTTGGTGTAGATGGTCTTCACGCATTTCCAAACGTATGGCTTTTGGTCGCTTGGCGTTGGAAAGGTGGCGCTCCATCCGCTCACCGAGCTGTATGAAGCCACGCTCTTCTTGTCGGTTGCGATGAAATACGATGTCTGCGAGCTGATGCCGTTGCCATCGTCTCCTGGTTTTCCGTCCTTGCCTGGGTCTCCGTCCTTGCCAAAGTAGCTAACGCACAAAGGTGTGGTGTATGTGAATGTTCCGTTCTTCCATTCCATTCTGTTGCGTGTCCACAGCCATAGCTCCTTGGTTGGCGTGTAGGTCGTTCCCCATCCGCTCGTTGGCGCTGTGGTTGGGCTGTTGCCCACGGCATATTGCTCGGTGATTGTTACGAAGTCCTTGCTTGAACCAAGGCATTGCTTACCTGTATATGTCGTGGTTCCGTTGGTCAGTTCTATCCTGGTGCAGCTCCATACGTAGGTTCGCTCCTTCAGCTGCAATTGGGAGAAAAGGGTGACCCAGCCTGCATTGTCTGGCTGCTGTGTGTCGCTGGTGCTCAGCTTGAAGACGACGTCGGCAGTTTTGATGCCGACACCGTCATTTCCGTTCTGTCCGTCCTTGCCGTCTGAAGGAGCCCATCTACAGGTGAATGCTGCCTTGAATGTTCGCTTTTTCTGCATGATGGGTCTCCATTTAATTAATCTTTCAATGAACTAAGGATTGCTTTGGCGCAGTTTGCGCAAATGTTGCGGTATTCTGCGAATTCCTTGTAACTAGCAATGTCTGCCTGCTCCTCTGCTGTCAGCTCCTCGCCATCTACCTTCTTCATCAGCGCATCGATGGTGTTGAATGCCAGGGCATGCTCTTCCTTCTGTGGGAACGCTGCCTCTACGAGCTGGCTCTTGATGTGGGCGTAGTCCATGATGCCATCGGTCTGAATAACAAAACCGCTGAAGCCTTCGATGGTTGTCTGTTCATCCTTCGCCTTGCTGCCCTTGGATGATGTGCTTGTGCTGGTCTCGCTGTTGGTGGTTGTCTGTACCTGCGAGTCCTTCTGGAAGTCCATGTATGCGATGCGAGTCTGCTTGTCATAAATCTCTGGCTGCTCTGTCATGAACACTCTTCTGATGTTACCGTACTGCTGTTTCATTGCTTTGTCTCCTCTTTTTTATTGTTGAACTTGGTGAGATCTACGACCTCGTTTGTGTCTGTGTATATCAGCTTGCCATCTTCTGTCTTGGCGACAGGTCTCTTGTCAATCTCGAGAATCTTGACCTGGCTGAACTCGAAGTGCGAGCCTCCTTTGTCGATGACCACTGCCTTGAATCTTGTTACTCTTGCCTGCTCGAACGCATCGATGAGCTGCTTCATACTCGGGCTGTTAACGATGAGTTTATTCTTGCCTCCGTAGAATTCTATCTCTAATGCGTATCGTCCCTTGCCGTATGATGTCTCAACGTCTCGCACCCAATCAACGACCTCTATCTCCTTGTTAAGGATAACGGCTGTCGTAATTTTCGGAGCGTCGATGATTCGCTTTCCGTTTTTGTCTTTCTTCTCGGGCATCTTGATGCCTAAGTCTGATAAATTTATTCCTGTTTCCATTTTAAATAATCTTTTGCAATGTTTGTTTCCCCATTTTATCATGCCCCATGCTGCTGCGTCTATCTCACGGAGTCTTCGCTTGTTCGTGACCTTCGCTCTTCTCTTGAGCCAGCTCACCTTGTCGCTCTTCCTCCAAAACATGTTACCTCCCTCGTAGGAAACGAAACCGAGGAAATCCAAGCCCTCGCTTATCGGGCGAATCTTTGGCTCGTGTGCCTCGAATCCCAGATCCTTCAAGAATGCTATCGCTCTCTTCATCTTCCATTTCACCTCTCCCTTCGCCTTTCCGAATATGACGAAGTCATCGAGGTATCGGATGTAAAGGTGCGCCTTCGCAACCTCCTTCATGAACCTGTCGAATGTCATCAGCGAAATGTTTCCGCTGTCCTGGCTGGGTCTTATGCCCAGCGGTATGCCCTTTCCATCTGGGGCGAACCTCTCGAACGGCTCCATGTATGCGTCGATGAACTCCTTGTCCTTGATTAGGTGTTCCATGTTCCTTCTGAGCAGTTGGTGCTGGATGTTGGCGTAATAATGGCAAATATCGCCCTGTGCGTACCATAGGCATCCGCTCCCTTGCTCTCGCAGCCATCTTTTGACTTGAAGCGCAGCCGCTATCTGTCCGTAGCCAATCCTTGACGCATAAGTGTGCGAGATTAATGTGCGCTCTATTCTGTCGTGGCTTACTAAGACCAGGCTTTGGTGCTCGATGTGGTTCGGGTGGAAGTTGAGCTTGCTGATGTCTCGCTCCTTCTTTCCGTTCTTCAGCGTCATGTGCTTGTATTCGTCCGTGCGCATCTTCCTGTCATGGATGATGCCCTGGACTTCCACGAGGTCTCTGAGCCATTGCTTCCTGTGCTTCTTGACTCCGTAGTTCTTCTTGCGTCTGGTCGATACCCTGTCGGCTTCCTTCAAGGTCTCCCATTGCCACATGTCATTGTAAATGTATCCTTGTCTTTTCGGCATTTTCTTTCGTCTTTATCAAGTCGTTGCTCGTATCTGTTCTCGTTGGGCTTGCTTCTCTCTGTGCAGAGCTTTCAACTTCCGACCATCCTCGGTCGGATTTACTAACACCACGGGCAGGACGCTGGGCGTTGCCTGCGCAAGTTCGATTTGTTTCGGCTCATCACTGGCTGTACTTATGCACCAGCTGCCGAGGCTCAGAAAAGGCGGACACTTTCCCATGACGCAGTACTCATGTCCTTATTTGTTTTTCGTTTCCGTCTCCGAAAACGTAGAAGTAATTCGAGCCGAGATGTTCGCATTCGCATTCGACCAGGCGTTGTTCGAGTTCGCATAAGCGAGACCGCAATTCGCACCGTTGTTCGAGTTGCCGCCACCAATCCACAGCTGTCCTTTTCCTTTGCCTACCTCGCCACGAGCTTGGGCGAGGGGTTTCCTTATTCTGGGACATCATTGGCGGGTGGGGGATTCCCCCACGCCCCCTTTGAAGTTACCTTTTCTTGTTTGATTTTTTTTGTTTGTTCTCTCGTTTAGTTCCTTGCCTTAACTTGCAAGGAGTCTCTTCAGTTCGGCTGAGGTCACCTCCGTGAGGTCTCCATGAAAATCAAGCCGAGCCGAGAGGTTCGCAAACGCATTCGACCAGGCGAGGCTCGAGTTCGCAAAAGCGAGACCGCAATTCGCACCGTTGTTCGAGGAGCCGCCACCAATCCACAGCTGTCCACTTGCGTTGTACCAGTAGTGGTCTCCGTAGGTGATGCCTGTGTGCTGCTTGGTAGGCACGTAGCTCATGTGCTGCGCTCCCTTGGTGGTGATAAGGGTAATGTCGGCATCGCTTGAACCTTCGGCTGCGAGTCTTGTCATCTTGGTATGCTTGACCGCTGCGAAGCTGTCCGCTGTCGGTGTTCCTGTAGGCAAGAAGTTTCCGTCCCATTGGTAAACATCGTTACCTACGCTGCAGAGGTGTCCGTCCATTTCCCAATATTGCCCATATGGGTTTTCCCATACTCCCACGTTCACGCTGTGGCAGGCGTAGTTGTCTGCGTCCTTGACCTCCACCTTTCCGTCGCTGTATCCAAGAGCGAGGCAGGCTCCTGTCTTGATGTTTTTCTGTCTTGCGAATCCGTCACCCAATGTTGAAGATGCGCTCTTCTCTGTTCCGTCCAATCCACATCCGAAAATCTTTGTACCATCGGATGCCGACAAGTTCTGAATGTCTCTGTATCCGTACTTGCCCAGCATGTACTGAATGAGGAAGTTGCGGAATGGCTCGCCTGCAAGTCCATGGTTCTTGCTTCGTGCTTGTGCGTAGTTGAAGAATTGGTTAATGTTGCTGCCTCCGCTTGGTACCACAAATGGTATGCTTCGCATCTGTCCGTTCTGAATCACGCATTTGAACATGCCTGCTGGTATGTTCTGCGTAAACCAGCCACCTGGCAGTGGCGTGAGCGATATGTGGTGTCGGATATGCTTCACTCCGCTGATGGTCACCTCCTGCAGGTAGTTCCAATAACCGCCTTCAAGCATTCCGAACCAGTCTGCGTTCTTGTATGCGTCCACCACGGCTCCGTTCTTGACGACTTGGTCTCCATCCGCAGTGTATCGGTGGTCGGCTGGGTTGAGTTTCGTGAAGTGTCCGTCCTGCGTCATCAAGATTGCGCAAATCTTCGAGAGCCAAATTTGGCGCATAAGGCTGCTGCCTCCTGTCTCGCAGTATGCAGAACCCTTGCTTGCTGCGGTGTTCTCCTCGATGTAGAATGCATTCTCGTCCAGGAACTGCTGCTGGTTCTCCTCCATCATGGCTCTGAGGTTGTCGAGTGTGATGCGCTTAAGCGTTCCCCCTGCCATCACGAAGATGTAGTCTGAATTGTTCAGTGTCGTGGCGATTGTCGCCTGTGTAATCTTTTGATAACTCATATTTCTCTTTCTCCTTTTTATGCTAACGCTGCCGAAACCTCGACAGCCACGTCTGAATAATAACTCTTGTCGGTGTTGTTTGCTTCTGGCGTGCATTTCGCCATTTCCGCTGTAAGCGTTACGTTCGCTCCTGTTCCGCTGTAGGTCTTTGCGTTGAGTGCGTTGTAAACGTCCCACGTCCAGGTGGTGCTGCCTGTGTATGCTGTGCCGTTCTGTTTCAGCTTCAGTACAAACTTGGCGTTGCTGGTCTTGGATATCGCATCTGGGTTTGCTCCATCGGGTTCTGCGTCAATCGTCCACTCGTCGGCATCGTCAGTCACTCTCTGTGCGTCCACCGCCTTCACTGCCCAGGTGTCTCCTTCCTTGTGCAGGAGCTTTACGCTGAACACCGAGCTGCCATCTACATCGTCCCTCGTCACTTTCAGCGTCTTTCCGTTCTGTCCGTCTATGAGGACGAAATCCTTGTACCACTCCAGCTTCCAATTTGCGGCAAACTCGGAGTCTGAAATCGGCTTAACTCCGTAGAGGTAGGTTGCCGTGAGGGTGGTGCTTGTGGTTGTTGCGTTCAGCGTGCTGCAAGCCGTGGTGATGTTGATTGAGTAGCTGTCCGCTCCTGCCTGCTGGATGAGGATGTCTTCTGTTCCTGCTATGGTGTCCCTCACGTTATTGCTGATGTAGCTGACCTCGTATCCGATGATCTGGTTGGAGACGATGGTGGTGCTGGCGATATTGTCAATCACTCGGAGGTAGCAGAATCCGTCCGACTCCTTCTTTGCGAACTTTCCGTCTGTGGATAGGTTCCAGCCTGCGTAGTTCCCTGTCGTGGCTGGGCTTGCGTTGAATGCCAGCTGCGTACCTCGATATGTCCACTTGATGTCTGTTATCGTCACGGGGTTGCCGACTGCGCTCTTGATTCCTATCTTGAGTGCTGGCTGCTCGTAGATGCTTGTCTTCCAATCAACGGACAAACCTCCGTTTGTCGGGTCGATTGCCTGGAAGAGCGAGCCTCCGCTTTCCGTGCCGTTCTTGTCAAATTTCACGATGGTCTTTTCGACGTAGATTTGGTCGCCTGTTCTGATGAAGCGCACCGTGAACGCTCCCTTGATTTTGTTTGCCATTTCCTTATTCGTCCCATTTTTGAAGTTCAACCTTGAATTGCTCCAGGTCTTGGAGCTTGCCTCCGAGCAGCGTTGCCGCAGTCTCTGGGTTCTCGTCCACCTTCAGCAATTCGTTCTCGTTCACTGCCATCTTCGAGCCTGTGTTGTTCGTTCGATGGTGCTTGGCTTTCAGCCCCTTGGCTTCTGCCTTCTCTGTCTCGACTATTGCGTATCTCATCCTAAATGATATAAATGTTTCCGTTCTCGTCGGTGAGGATGCTGCTCTCATCCTCTGTTGTCATGATTGCCGCCACGTCTCGTTCCTCGATGTCCATGCCCACGTCGAACCAGCAAAGGTTCTTCTCGTAGCCAATGCCGAGGGAGTCCACGCTGCACTCCATGCTCTGCCCTTCCTGTCTCTCGATTCTCTCAGCGTACTTGTAGCTCTTTGTTGCCGAGTCATAGACCCTTGCCTGCGTCCACCATCTGATGCTGTAGTAGAGCTCTGGGTATTGGATGGGTTGTGAGCCTGTTGCAAAGATGCCGTAGTTGTAGTACCGCTGCTGTCCCTGCACGATGTCATTTCCTCTTGCCACGTCATGTTGGGTAAGTATGCTCATGTCTCTCAACAAACTGATACCGCAGCTCGTTTTCACGTTGCCGCTTGTATCTACAAACTGAACCTCGAACTCCTGGCTCCACATGAATCGCAAGTCGAAGGCGATGTTCGGGAATGCTATGGACTTGATTTCTGGGTGCTGGAGCGTTCCTGCCGTGAGGGCGGTGTTCTTGCCTCGTTCCACAAGGCGCATTGTCAGTCCTGTTGGCAGGGTGGTGATGGTTGCGTCTCCTTGCGTGAGCGTCACGCTGACTTGGCGTTCGTAGCTCTTGCCGTTGATGAACTTGTCTCTCTGACCAGCCTTTTCGATACCCTCTGCGACCAGGTATTCATAAAGGAGTAACTCGTCCTTCAGTGGGTCGTAGGTGATTTGCTCGCAGTCCACGGAGCAGGCTATCTTGTTGCCTCCCTTATCCGTGGTAGTGAGTGCCATTCCGCTGGCTTCCACGTTGTAGTTGGTACCTGTTCTGAAATCGTTGAATTTTCCTGTGTAGGAAAGTGTCGCAACTTCTCCAGGGACGATGTTACGCATAATCTTCAAGCTGCCGTTGTCCTCGGTTGCGTCCTTGATTATATCATAGTCGGTTCCCTGCTTCCAAACCTTGGCGATTGGCGTTCCGTTCACAAACCACTCGTGCTGGTCGCTCGCCAGGTTGTGGTTGTTGATTCCCGATGTATAGATGCCGTCGGGGTCATTGACCGTGGTCTGCGGTCTGATGATAGTCGGTGTAATCCCTCGATCTGGCTCGAACTGGTTCAGAGCGGTATTGGCTGTCTGTGCCGTTGGCGAGTCAGCCGTGATGCAGACCAGCTCGCAGGTTATCGCCAATGGCGAGAAGTCGAGCCTCGTGTGCTTGCGCTCCGATTGGAATGTCCTTTTCTTTGTTGCCATTCTCGTTCTCCTATTGCTTTAAAGTTAATATTCTATCGGCTCCGTTATCGGGGCTTCTTTTCCGTCGTCTGCCGTGACGTAGAACAGGGTGCTGATTCCGCTGTGGCTCTCATTTATATGGAGGTCTGCAAACGAAATCTGGAACGAGGAGCCGCAGTTGGCGTGCTCTGGCTTTGCGTTCCAGACCGCATCGGATGCGGTGTCCCCTGTGTCTCGCTCCACCTTGAATGTGTATTCGCTGGTGTGGTCTTGCATGTATCCGTCCAGGATCTGGATTGTGACGGTCTCTGTTTCGTCCGCAGCCATCCGTCCGTCCAGGCTCTGGTCGATGTACATTCGCCTTCCCATCTGCTCGAACTGCTGGATGGTTCCGCTCATGTATATGTTGTTGAGGTAGGCGGAGTATCCTTTCATGTTGAGTCCGAAAATGGAGAGGTTCGTCAAGTCTCCGAATTGGGCGGCTACCATTTCCTTGGTAAACTCCCAGTTGTTCACGCCTGCAAGGTATCGCTCGTATGTCAGCGTGCTGTATCGGCTCTTCTGCCTTGTCTCGTCGCTGAAGTTGCCGTAGGCGACAAAGTGCATCGCATCGTGTGGGTGGTGCTGGCTCTGCCATGTGTCGCTCTTCGGTCTCAATGCGTAGCGTACCCTGCTGTTGTGCTGGGTGTCGATGATTTCCGTGATTCGGAAGTATGCGGTGTAGAACCCAGCGAACTTGAAGTTACCGATGCCATCGTCGTAGTCGTCGCTCTCGTTGTCCTCGATGTTCATTCCCTCATGCCATATTCCTTGACAAATGTCATCAACGGCAATCTTGCCTATCTCTCCGTCCTGTAGGTGGAGGACGATGGTTCCTGTTGTCAGCTCGTTCCCTTCGCTGTCGGTGTCGGGTATTACCTCCTTGATGATTCCACCGCCTGCTGCCCTCCATCGGTTTCCTATCTGAATTGTCACCCTGTTGCATCGGTATTCGGGTGTTTCGACGAACTCTCTAATTGTAAGGCTGTTCAGCTCTGCGTTTCCCATTCCGTCGATGTTGCCTCCTTTTCCGAATTGTCCGCTGATGAAGTCCCCGATTGTGATGCCCTTGCTGAATTGGATGAGTTGCCTTGCGGTGTCCTCGAAGACCTTGCTCAGCTTGGTGTCCATTCTCTTCTCCAAGAACTCCATCTTGTTTTGAAGCTCGGTTATCAGCTTATCGTATGCAGGTATGTTGCCTTGGGCGGTGGTGTTCTGCAGCTGGCTGTTGTAATAGACCACCTCGCTTACCGTGCTTGCCAGGCTTTCGCTGTTGCTGTATGCCTTGCTCTCACCGATGGTGTATGTGCCTTGCGTGAGGTCTTCGATGTCAAGTTCCCAGCCGATGATGCGGCTATACCTTGCGTTGTTGTCTGTGTCGAAATATTCGGGGGCGACGAGTTTCACCTTGCTTCCGTATGTCAGTTCGATTTGCTTGCGCTTGAAGTCCACGGGGTTCGTGGTTCCCTCGTAGGTACCGCTGTCCACCTTCATCTTCTTCATGTCCTTCTCAGCCTCTGCCTTCAACTCCATTTCCGCTGCCTCCACCAATTCGTCATCAATGAAGGTAATGTCCATGTTGTACATGTAGAGCTTGTCCCCGACCGCTGGCTTCATGGTGTCGTTCGGCAGTTCCAGCGTGTAGGTGTCGTTCCTCGTAATCTCGAAGAGTTGCTTGTCATCCACGTCCGCATCAGGGTTGAAGTGTACCTCGAAGTCCATTCCGTTCAGCTTTCCGCTTTCGAAGTGGATGCTCAGTGGTTTGTTCTGCTCCTGCGTCTCGTATATGCTGTCGAAAACGAAGGGAGAGCCATCTGGGAGCTTCGCCTTGAATCGGTAGGCAGTCCAATAGGTGACGTTGCCTGTGTCGGTGTCTGTTGTCTTGGCTGGTATTTCCGTCACCTCCGTTATTGTGAGCAGTGCCCTTGGGTAGATATCCTCGTATGTCTTGACGATGTCCGTCACCTCGTCTGGGTCGAGGTTCGGGTCGCTGTCGATGTATGGTGTGCCTATAGGTAGCTGGAGGATGGTGTCTGCCACTCCTTGTATCGCCACGTCTGCCTGTCCGTCTATCGGCTCTGTGTAGAGCTTGTTGACGTATGCCATAGCGAGGTGGGCGAGTGTGACCTGCTGGCTTGTGCCTGCGAGTTGCTTCTTCTCGTCCGTTAGTCCGTAGCAGTCCCTTCCGTCGTTGATGTTCTTGTCTCCGTCAGCCACTATGCCGATGAACTCTATTCCTGTCTCGGTCTTGTCTGCCAGCGTGATGGTGGTGTTCTTGGTTATCGCCTTCTTCTGCAGTTGCAAGTCCTTGAACGAGAAAATCGGACGGAAGTCTCGCTCAACTCTGACCATGGTGGTCTTGCTTGCGTCCGTCTGACCTCCTGTCTCGTCCCCGATGATGAACTGCACGCCTGTTCCGTTTTGGAATCCGATTGCGTCCACTATGCTGTCCACCTCTATCTCGAAGACTGGGCTGTTCCAGGAGACGGTCTGTCCTGCGGCTGGGTTTGTGTAGCTTCCGCTCACCACCTTGAATGTGTATGTCTTCTCTGTGTACTTGCTGTAGCTGGTTATCTTGATGCGGTTCTTCTCGCTGTAGAATGTCTTCGGCTTGTTTGTCGTGAATCGCACCTTGGTGGAGTAGAGCTTGTGGAATCCGTCTATCGTGAATGGGTTCTTCAGCTTGCGTCTGTAGTTTTGGTTGAGGTTACGGCTGGAGCCGAAAGCGTAGAGCCTGGTTCCGTGCTGTTCGCTGTCCTCGCTTCGGCTCAGTCCGTTCAGCTCCTTGTGCTGCTCCAGCGTTATGATCTGGTCGCCTTGCTCGCATCTTCCGAAATGGATTTCATTCTTATTAATCCACCATTCTGTGTCGAAAGCCTCGGCTATCTTGTCAAGTGCCGAGAGGATGGTGGTGCTGTCGTAGTCTATGAGCTTTGCGTCGTTCCTCTTCTCCACGTCATCGTGAATGAATACGATGTACTCCTTGCCTCCGTATGTGTAGCCAATCTTGGAGAGGTTGTCGGTGAGGATGCTGGCTTGTGCCTCCAGCGTGTCGGTGTTGCTCCACTTGGCTTGCATTCCGTTCACGCTGCCAATCCTAAAGAAGATGATGCGATTCTTGAACTTGTACCAGGGTCTGTCGAGGCGCAGTTCGTATTCGTAGCCTGCGTCCTTGCTCGCTGCCGTTGGCTTTGGCAAGTCCACCACCTCGAAGCGACCGAGCCCCTCGATGTTGGTGTAGTACCCCTTGCGGAGCTCAAGGACGGAGGAGGTGGAGAAGTTCACGCTGATGTACTCCTCCTCCTGCTTCTTCCATACGTAGGTGCTTCCGCTTCCGATGGGTATCGTGTATGCCTTGGCTTGTGCCCTGTTATAAATCTGTATCTTCATAATTGTCGGTATCCTCCTTGCCTCTGTTGGCTGGGTTCGGCTCGTTCAGCGATAGGCTGAATGTCGCCATTCCCTTGAAGTATGACTTGAATTGCTTGCAGTTCTTGTAATCGCATCGGTACACCACATCTGGCTCGAACTTGGTGCGTATGTTGATGCGTCTCTTCTTTAGCTCCTTCTTGAACGATATCAGCCTCTGCATCATTTCGTCTCGGCTCTGTGCGTAAAGCTGGACGAATAGGGTCATGTCCCTCTCGTCCACCTTTGGCTCTGATTCCTTGATGACCTGCTTTCCGTTCTCGGTGGTTGCCTTGTTGCTGACCGCATCCTTCAGTGGCTCTGGCTCAATGAGCGTGCAAAGCGAGGAGTCGCTTAGGCAAATGCCCCACATTCCGAATGCGTCTATGTCGTTGATGAATAATTCCCCGATTCTGTTCATTTGTCGCTTCTCCTATTATAGATGTTCGGTGTTCTTTCTTATCTTATCCAGCTTTTGGTTCATCGCTGGCAGCTCGCTGGTGTATCGCTCTATCTTCTCCAAGTGACCGACCGCCTGCACCTGCATCTCCATCATGTCATCCATGTTGGCTTTGATTGCAGATGCGCTCAGTGCGATGCTTGCGTTGTTCATCGCCTGCAGCTGGATGGCTTCCGAAATGGATGTAACGCCCATCTGTATGCTGGTGAGCCTTCCGTTCATTTCCTCGCCCTGGTCTTGCGTCATTCCACTGAGGCTTGCGCTGGAGCTGCTTTGGCTGTAGTCATCCCTTGGGTCAATCCCAGCCGCTGCGTACATATTGTCTCTCTGCTGCTCTCCCTTTCGGTAGGTTTCCTCGTATTTCTTTTGCAAGGCGTTCTTCTCGGTTTGGTCGAGCGTGCCGTCAGCCATTGCGTCAGCGAATTGCTTGTACCAGTCCTGCATGTCCTGTGCGAGTGCCGTCTTGGTTATGTAGTTGAGGATTGCATCCTCCATGTACTCCTTGACCTGCTTGGTTGCGTCCTTTAATCCCTTTGTGGTGTCCTTCAGCAGTTCCTTTAACCCATCCTTTGCGCTGTCAAACGATAGGTTCGTGACCGCCTCGTTGTAGTCATTCTGCAAGTCGATGAGCTTCTTGTAGTACTCGATGTACTCGTCCATGTCGCTGGACACGTCCTTGTATCCTCCTGCGTTCTTGATTTTAGACCAGAGGTCTGTCGCCTCGTCAGCCACCTTCGCCATCTGCTCGCTGGTAAGGTTCCAGAAGTCATCGGCACCTCGGACGGTCACTCCTGTGATTTTGCTGACCCTCGCCCAATCGAATGCGCTCATAGAATCGTTGATTTTCTTGTTGGCGGAGTGATGTCCACCGACTCCTAAAAATCCGTTGCTGTATGCGCCTCCAGCCGATTTCAGAATCTGCTGTTTGTTGGACTCTGCGTCCTCCAGATTCTTCTTCGCCCTTTGGTAGGTGTCGGTAGCTTCCTGTCCTGCCTTGTCCTTCATTATCTCGGTCAACCTGTCCACGGCTGACTCCAGATCCTTGTTTGATTGGGTGAGGTCGTTTATCGTGTCCTCCACGCTGGTGTCGGTACCGAATAGCTTGCTTCCTGTTAGGCTGCGGAAAATTCCACCGACCGCTCCGAAAACGGAGGAGAAAATGTTGCCCACGAACTTGAAGAGTCCCTGCTTCTGAATTGCGTCGAGCAAGGAGAGGATAGCACCGATGATGCCTCCTATCTTCGAGCCTGCCTCTCCGAATACGCTTGCGACGTTGCTTGCGACGTTGCCAAGTTCTGAAAGGCTCATCTCGCTGGTGCTTCCGAGCTGGGTTATTGCGTTGGAGAGGCTTATGATATTATTGGTTGTCGTGTCGATGGACTTGTCTCGGTTCACCTTGCTGGTGTCCTTGTCCTTCTTGGCATCGTCAGCCTTCTTCTGTGCAGCCTCGACCTTCTTTTTCGCAGCCTCCTTCGCCTCTTCTGGTGCGTCGCTATCCTCGATGTCATCAAACTCCGATATGGCGATGTTTAGCTCTTGCAGGGCGGTGGTGTATCGCTCGCTGGCTTTCTCGTATGCCTTGCAGTTTTCTGCCAGGTTGCCGAATATTCCGCTTCCCTTGATGATGGCATCGTTGAGCTGGTCTATTGCCGTGGAGACCACCTTCTTGTTCTCTGGGGTGGCGTTCTTGTATTCTGTGCTTCCCTTGTAGGCGATGAGCTTGTTTCGGGTGTCCTTTAGCTGCTGCGTTGTCTGCTTGTCGAGGTTGTTGAAGACCGAGTCCCAATCGATGGACTTCTTCAGTTCCTCAAGGTAAACGCTTTGTATGTTCTCTTCGAGGGCTTTCGTTGCCTGCTCTCGCTTGTGTTCGTAACGCTGGACGAGGTCTTTGTCTCCGAGCTTAGCTGCTTCGTCCCTCAGCTTGGTCAGCTGGGAGATATCGTCCGTGATTGCCTTTCGGGTCTTCTCTGCCTTCTCGTTCTCGTCATCGTATTTCTCGAGCAATGCCTTGATCAGGTCGTCCCTCTGTTGTGCGGTGTTGCTGTCGAGCGAGGTGCGCTTGGCTGTGATTCCAGCCTTTTCCTCGTCTGTCAGCTTTATGTTCTTCTGCTGCCCTGTGGCATAGAACCCTCGTTTCTCATTCTTCGGGTCTGCATCCCACAAGGTCTTTGCATGGTCTATCTTGGCTTGGAGCAATGCCTTCTCTTCCTTGTCGAGCGCATCCTGCTCCTTCTTGTAGTTGATGTCGAGCTGGGCGAGTTTCTTAGCCTCGCCTTCCTTCATCGCATCCACGATGGCTTGTGCCTGCAGTAGCTCGTTGTCGGTCTTCTGCTGGGTGCTCTGCTGCTCGTACTTGTAGTTTTCCTCTGCCTTCTTCTCGTCTGCCTTGGCTTGCTCCTTGGCGGCTTTCTCGGCTTCGGTTTGTTGCTTCTTGGCGACTGATGTTCTCTGTTGGTGGGTGGAGACTTGTCGGGATGCCTTGTGTTCCTGCGCTTCTTTGATTAGGTCTTCTTGCGCCTTCCACTCCTTGGTTCCCTTCTTGTCATCTCCCATTTCGTCGAGTTTCGCCTGTGCGTCCTTGGCTTGTTTGTCCCAGTCGCTGGCGTTGTATGTCTTCTTGCTCTTGCCCCTGGCTGTCTTGATACCCTGGGCGGTTGTGAGCATGCTCAATATGTCGCTTTGGCTGTAGGCGTAGTTTCCGAATCCCTTCATTTTGAACGTGACGTTCTTGCCTGTTGCCTTGCCTTTCTCCAACTGCTTGATGAGGTTGTTGAGTTGGGTGTTGTTTAGATTCTTGAATCCCTCTGCGAGCTTATTGGCTTGTTGGGTGGTGGCGGTCTTCCCAGCCTGTTGGCGGTAGCTGCGTCCTTTGCCTTGGTAGAATGCTATCATGTCGGATAGGCTCGCTGTTATTCGGCTCGTCCATCCGTTCTGCTTGTAGTAGTATTCCTTGGCTTCATCGATTTGTTTTCTTTCCTGCTCTGTGAATGGATTCTTCGTGCTTCCGATGTTTTGGAGTTGTCTCCTTCGTGCCATTTTCAGTATGTCTGCATATCGCTCGTTGAGCGACGCTTGCTGGTTGTAGCCTTTTATTGTTTTCTGTCCATCTATATCTGCGATTTCTCGCTTTAGCTTGACGATGTTCTTTAGGTGTCCCTCTTCGTCAATGTATTTTCTGATGATGGCAGGGTATCTCTGTATGAGGAGGTTCAGTGCCTTGCGTCTATCATTAGTGGCGGTTCCGTCCTTTTGGGCATTCTCTATGGCGGTTTCCGTCTCCTGGTTGTATTCCTCCTGCTTCTGCTTGCCTGCCTCGATTTCCTCGTTGAATGATTTCTGTGCTCTCTCGTCAGCAGTCAGTCCGTCCTGGCAGGCTACCAATGTACCGATGAGCACTCCGAGTGCCGTGGCTGCTGCCACGTATGGATTGGAGAGCATCGTTGCGTTGAGCAAGGCTTGCGCCTTCTGCGTGAGCAGGATTTGCGCCCTTGCCGCAATCATTGTGATGCTGTGTCCCTTCTCTGCCACGGTCGCCACCATGACCGCAGCCCTGTATGTTCCGTAGGTGGTGATTAAGCCCATTATGATTTGTCCCACCTGCTTGTAGTTGGCGATGAGCTTCTGCGCTGCGTCGATGCTGTCAACAATGAAGCCTTCCTGTGCCTCGCCTATGTCGTTGAGCATATACTGCCATGCTCCCTCCAGATTGGAGAGCGCACCCTTCATTGTCTTGCTCTGCTGCTCCAGCATTCCGTTGAACTGACCACCTTCGCTGGCTGCTGCGTGGAACGCCTCCTGCACCATCTTGGTGCTGATGGCTCCCTTCGACATCTCGTCCTTCAGCTCTCCGATGCTCTTGCCTGTCTTCTCGCTGATAACCTGCAATGGGTTGAAGCCTGCGTTAATCATCTGCAGCAAGTCCTGTCCCATCAGCTTGCCCGTTGCGCTCATCTGGGAAAAGGCGAGGGTTAGGCTCTTGAACTTCTCGCTGTCGCCCATGGAGATGTCACCGATTGCTTTCAAGTGCTCCATGACCTCCTGCGCTGGTATGTTGAAGGCGAGCATTGTCTGCGCTCCCTGTGCGAGGTCGTTCATAATCATTGGGGTGCGCAGCTCGTATTCCTTCAGTTGCTCGAAGAGCTCGTTTCCCATCTGCTCTCCTGCAAGATTCTTGAAGGAAACGTGCAGGCTCTCCATCTCGCTTCTGATGCTGATGACCTTGCTCTCGAACTCGGCTAACTTCTGAATGGAAAAGTACGCAGTAACGCCTGCGGCTATCTTCTTGAGGCTTGCGTCCATCTTCTCCGTCTCGGATTTGGTGGTGTCTCCCATCTCCTTGATTTTGTCGGTCGCTTCCTCTGTCTCGTGCCGTAGGTTCTCTGTGGTAACACTGCCGAATGCAGAGTCTATTTTCTGTCCTATCTCGGTGGCTATCCTGCCGATTGATTGGAATTGCTGCACGACCTTCTCTGCGTCGCTCTGCAATTGTGTATCGTCTATGCCTATCGAGAATCCTTCTCTTCCGTTGTCGAATTCTGCCATTTTTAAATGCTCCTTACGATGGTTTCTTCCTCATCGTCCTTGTCGTTGAAATTATCGGGGTTGTTTGCGTCCTTGGACTCGTCCCATTCCTTGCCTCCAGCCTTGGTGTCCTCATCATCGAATTGTGGGGTAGCGGCTGAGTAAAGCGTGAGGTTCGTCCAGCTGTAGTCGTATAGAATCTTTTCTGTTGTAACTCCGAGGTTCTTCGCCCAGCCTATGATGATTGCCCAGGGGCTGTCTGTCCCACTTCCTTTGTCGCCCTTAGAATGTTTGTTGCGCTTAGGGAAGTGGTAAGACCGAAAAAATCGCCCACCTGCATCTCAAGCAGTCGCTTGGTGATTGCCTCGTTCAGTGTCTGTGGGGATAGTTCCTCGAGAATTCGGTCTGCGATGTAGTCCAGCTCGCTTTTGGTCTTCGTCTCGGTGATGAATCGGAACTTGCGCCAGCTCCATTTCTTGATCTGGGAAATGTTCACCCTGTGGTTCTCCCTTATTCGCTTGGCTCCGAGTACCAGGATGGCGGCTATCCTGCCCAATGCCTTGCAGTCCCTTGCGGTTCTCAGCGTCTCGTTGAGGATGCTCTTCGGTGCTTGGTTGATATCGGGCATGTTGTAGGTTTCCTCGCTGACCATCATCAGCGTTGCTGGTGTCGGTGATGGTATCTCGTAGGTTCTCCCTCCAATCTCCAGCGATGTTGTCTTGCGCTGCAGAATAGTGTCGGTCACCTGCTGTTCCAATGTCTTTTGTTCTTTGTCCATAGCTTAAAAGTGAAAAGAGCAGGAGGATGGCTTTGTGTTGCTTTCTCCTGCTCTTGGTGTTTGGAATATGGGATTATTTCAAAGCCTCGGTTGTCTTGAAACGGGAGTACCAGTAGTTCTGGTCTTCCCCTTTCTCGTTCGGTGCCACACCTGTTGTCTTGAAGATGCCGAAGGTGAGTGTGAGGGCGTTACCATTCTGTTCGTCAAGGGCTGGTGCTACCTTGATGCGGCAAGACGGAGCCTTGATTCCTCTCGCTCCCTTGTTGTGTGGTGTAACTTTCAGACTCTTGTCGCCTGGCACGATGTGGGTCTTCACCTTCTGCTCGCCATCAGCTTCCTTGTCTGCGATGCCGAGTCTCTCGTAAAGCTCAGGTGTCGGTTCGATGACGGTTGTCACGAGTTGAAGCGTGCCTTCGTTGTCTTCCTGTGCCACGACCTCCCCACCTGTAGCCTTCATCTGGAGCTGGTCTCCATCGCTGGCTGAGAGTTCGGTGCTCTGGTCTTTGATGACACCGACATCGGTGAGTTCTGTTGCGAATGCATCGTTCTCACCTGTGTCTCCAAACTCGACTTTGCACTTTCCCCATGACATGATAATCTTTCGGTTGGTGTCTGCCATGTCTTGTTTCTCCTTGTTATTTAAATGTTTGCTAACTTAAAATGAATGCCGATGTTCAAAAAATGCTCGCTCTTCCCTGGCACGGCAATCGTTGCCGTAGCTTGGAACAAATCGAAGATGTAGGCGGTGTCGGCTTCATTAAGTGTCTCGACCACCTTGTCGGTCATCTTCTCCAGCTCCATCAACCTTGCCTTGTCGGGGACGAGGCTCGTCCCTCCGTTGTCGATGTCGGGTACGTAAATATTGAGCCGTGCCCTGCCTTCCTGGATTTGAGCTGCCGTTGCGTTGGAGACGGTAAGGACTGCGTCCTCGGTGTTCGCATCGAGTGGTCGCAGGTCGCTGGGGTAGAATGTTCCATGTATCGTACTTCCCATCAGCTCCTCAAGTGCTGCGTACATCTCCAATTCGATTTGTGTCGTTCCTCTTGCCATAGTTAAGTAGCCTTGAATAATCGGTTGAGCATCGCCTTGATTTTGGCTTGCGCCATCTGCTCGCTTGTATCGAGAACGTCGAGGCTCATAGCTTCGACGTATTGGGCGTATGGCATTCCTGCCACCATGAGGAAAGCGATGCCTTTAGTTGGTTGCTTGCTTGCCAGATCATGAAGAAAAGCCACGCCTTGCTTGGCTCCCTCCGTTCCGTCTCCCTTGCCTCCAGCCACGGATTTCCATTCTCCCTCGTGTATAATATTGCCATTGTCGAGGATGCAGTAACCTATGGAGCTGCAAAGGTTTCCTGTCTGGTTCAAGTACTTGTGTCCGCTTCTCGCCTGGGTCAGGCATTCCTCACCGATGTAGAAAAGCTGGGCTATCAGTGCCTGTCTCCTTCGCTGTATCTCCTGGTTCATTCTTTTGCGGATGTCGTTTGCCGTGAAGTTGGGTTTTATTGGCATGGTCTATTCTCCTCAGACGGTTATCTGCAATGCGTCCACTGCTTCGAGATAGGTGATGTCCTGCACCTCGAACTCTCCGAGGTCTGTGCCTCGGTTGTCGGTCAGCCTCACTCTTTTGGCGGTGAAGTCCTGCGGTTCGATTAATACCTTGGCTGCAAATTGTGTGAACTTGCCGTCCTGGTATGTGCCTTGATGGTCGCTCTTGTTCTTCGATATGTTGCAAGGTATAGCCTCGCTCTTGGTTTTGTCCACCTTCTGGGGGATGCCGTGAAGCATTCCCCCTTTGGTGGTGTTATCGATAGTAAAAAGAAAGCCATTTTGAATAATCATCAGAAATCCTCCCCGATGTAGCCGCATTGAACGTCGGTTCCTGCCTCGTCCTCTCCCAGCTCTGCGAGCAGGCTGTTCGATTTCTTGGCGAATCGTGAGCGTTCGTCCTCGCTGAACGTGTAGCTGATTCCACCTTGGGTGATGTTCGGTGCTTCGGCAAGGAAGGCGTAGGTCAGTGCCTTCGCTTTCTTGAACTCGTTGCTCGCTCTCGTTTCCTTGGTGATTTCTGCATCTGCGTCCAGCCCTGCCTCATCGATGATGTTGTCAATCGTTGCGGCTGGTATGGGGTAGCTGCTCATTGCCTTGATTGCGTGTCTTGTCTTCATGCTGTCTCTCTGTTACGGGTTAGGCTGTCGCTGCCTCGCCATCCGCCCAGGTCTTGTTTGCCGTGTTGAGGAAAACGAGGGACTTGCGGTTGATGAGCGCAGGCTGCACGTATGCCTCTGCCAGCGTGGTCTCCGACTGAGGGTTCACCTCGCTGTATCGGGTAACCTTGAAGAAGGCTCCGTAAACCTGCAAAGCCGAGGTGTTCTGAACCATAGGGACGTTCTTGTAATAAGTCCATCCGAGCTGCAGGGTTGGCGAAAGTGTCACCACGTTCACGTTCCATGGCTTGATAGTCTCCTTGCTGCCGTCCTTGTGCTCTATGGTTACGTAGGTGTCGAGGATGATGATGTGCGGATAGCCTCTCGATGGATTCTCGTTGTAGGCGTTGATTTTCTCCAGAGTAATCATGTCGGCTGTAATCATCGACAGGTCGTTCACCTGTGGGTAGAGTCGCTTGGCGGTCTTCTTCTGTGCGATGAGCTGGTTGAACTTGGACTTCTCCATGAATGCGTAGCGTGGCTTGGTGAGTCCCTGCTTCGCTATCATTTCCTGTGCGTTGGCGAGGTCGAGGAGTCCGTCTGCGTTCTCCTCGTCATCCCAAGTCACCGCCTCGATGGTTGTCTTGCCGTCCTTGCTCTTCTTGTTGGAGATTGATACTCCGATGAAGTTGGCTTTAGGAACGTTGAAGTCGATGGTGTCCTGTGTCGCCATGTCGCCCTCAATCTTCGCTGGGAAGGTCTGCACACCGCTGGATGCGATTCTCATGCAGTCCAGCTCCACCTTGTAGTCCATTGCCTTGCGGACGAAGGTCACGTCATCGTAAACCAAGTTAACGAGTTCCTGCTTCTCCTGCTGGTTCTCGGTTGCGGTGTTGGCGAGTGTCTGTGCGTCGAGGTATTCGTTAATCTCCACCTCGTCCTTGTCACGGCTCACTGCGTACTTGCTCAGCTTGCCGCTCCAAGTACCGACCTTCTGACGTGTCTTCTTTGGAGCCTTGGTGTTGAATGCGACTCTGTCCGCTGCCACAGGGATTCCCTCGTCTCCCTCCAGACCCTTCAAGTCGAACTTTCGGGTGTACTTGAGTGGGAAAAGAGTAGCCCATGCGAGACCTGTTCCTGGCTGGAACTTGTTGACGGTCGCCTGCATTCCAGGGATGTCAATGTCGAATAATGGTGATTCCATTGTTTCTTGTCTCCTTTGTTGTTAATAAAATTAATCGAGCGTGATGCCCTTCATCAAATCCACGACCTCTGCTGCGACAGGTGCTGTCTCCTTGCGGAGGCTTGCGCCTCGAATAAGTCGAGCCTCGAAGTCGCCCTCTCCAGCCTTGACGAATGTGCCGAGGATGTATTCGGGCTTGTGGATTGGCGCAGCCGTTGTCTTTGTTCCGTCCGCTGCATCGGCTGCTTGGAAGAGGACGGTGTCCTGGGCGATAGCCACGCCCAAGGTGACGGTCACCACGTCATAGTCCTGGCTGGTTTCGGTGTCTACCTCGGTGCAGGCGACACCCACCTTGCCATGGGCGATAACGTCTCCTTTCTTGATACCACTGCCCTTGGCTATCTTGATAGTGGTGTCAGCTGTCTTCACCTCTGTAATGAGGCGGTATCCCTTGATTGGGACAAAGAGTCCGCTTGCGTCCTGTCCCATTGCGAGACCCTTGTGCAAGTCGAACTCTGGGTTCTTGACGAGACCGCCTCCTGGCTTCTCCATGACGATGGTCTCGAAGACGATAGGATCAGGTCGGTCTGCGTCTGTGTGCTTGAACATGCGGTTCATTGCTTTTTTCCCTTTAAATGGTTAAACTTTGCTACTGCGCAGGAGGTGCTGGTGTCGTTGGTGCGCCCTGGCTCAGTCCGATGATGACTGGCGATGCTGCCTGCTGCTCTCTCATTGCCTCTGCGTTGAGGTATGCCGTGACTGCTGGGTCTGCCTGCTCGCCTGGCTTGCGTCGGGTACCACCGAGCGGTGGCGTGTTGGTTGCACCTGCTGCCTTCTCCGTCTTGATGTCATCCTCGATGAACGGCTTCTGGCTGTCGAGCCATCCGTTGAAGTCCTCATCGTCCTTGAACGACAGGCGGTCGTAGTTGCGCATGTAGCGTTCCTTCAATTTGTCGGATGCCTCTTCAAACAAAGCCTCAAACTGCTGCTTGCGCTGGTTGCCGAGCTTCTCGGTCTTGAATCCGTTGAGCTCGTTGCGCAGCTGCTCGTTGTCTGCCTTAATCTCTTTGAGCATCTTCATCACCTCGCTGTCTTCCCCTCCTGTTGGCTGGTTTGTCGGGCTTGGTGTGTTCTTTGGTGCTGGTTCGTCGGTAGGCTTGCCGTCCTTCAACTTGTACTTTTTCTCGTAGTTGGTTACGGCTGTCTTCTGAGCCTCGTCGGCTCTTCGGTCGCCCTCGCTCTCCAGGATGGATTGGAAGGTCACCCCATCAACGACGGTTTTCACTTCTTCTTCCTTGGTTGTCGTCTCAGCCTTTTTCTTGGCTATCCGCTCTAAAATCTTGGCATCAACCCCAGGAAACTTGGTTTTGAGTGCCTTTAAAATCTCTTCGAACATAAAATTATGCTTTGGTTATACAAATTTGTAACGCTGCAAAAATAGCTTTTTTTCTTAAAAGTGATTACGATATAATCATTTATTTAACGTAAATTAAAGCTAAATTCGCAAATTATAGGGATTTTCCCTTTGCAATCTCCGACTTTTTTCGTAAGTTTGCCGCAAAAACTAAACTTTTATGAAAGTTTCAAAGACGATACGTAGCTTCGTTAGCGAGAACCTTGGTTCTGCTTATTCCGTCTCCTTTGTTGGGGAGAAGGAGGGGGAATCTTGCTATTGTGCAGCCGTTGCCAATAGCAAGACTGGCTTCCCTGTTGCTCTTGTCCTGTCTTCAAATGGGGAAATTACCGAGTTTAAAGGTTTTATCGCCCTTGATGTAATTTCAGCGTTTAAGGAAAATTGAAACGTATTTTAAATTAAGCAATTTGTCGCTTATCTTTATCGCTCCATCTTTCAAAATAGGGTCTTTCCTCATTTTTTCGCAAAGGTATTTTATGTCCTTTTCCTCGAATCCGCTTCCGTCGGAGTTGTCTTCCTGCGGCTCTATGTACTTAAGGCTTCCATCGTTGAATCGTTTAACGATTGTGCAATGCCCACCTCTTGGTTCCCAGCTTAGACCGACCTCGTATGTTCCTTCTTCTTTGCAAACGTCGTCGAAGTATTGGAGGTATCTTTGCTGCGTCATGTGTTTCCAGCTTGGGTGTGCTTTTAGGTAGTCCTTGAAGCTGGTTATGCTTACTGCTGACCCGTCTTTCTCTGTCCATGTCTCCAGCCAATTATCGCCCTTGCTGAGATAGTTGGATAAGTCTCCCAATGCCTTGGTGTTTCCCTTTGCATAAATATTGAAACCCCATTCTCTCAGAGCGTAGGCTGGAGCACAAGTTTGGCAGTTTATATCGTATGGCTCGTGCTTGGCTTTGTTGTATAATGGGTTTTTGCTTACATGAATCTTTGTCCCAGACAATACCCATTTTGAGTTTTTATCCACAATGTATTCGTTCACATGCAATGGGTTTGCGCTCTGTTTGTCAGCTTCCTCGTAGGTCATAGGTCTTCCCTTTTTGATTCCGAGTCTCTTTTCGATGTCCTTCATGTTGGCGATTTGTTCTTTGCTGAAGCTACCCCATACTTGGATGTCCCATTCGTTCTGTGTCTTCACGCCCTTCTCGAATTTAACAAACAATGCCTCGACCTCTTCCACAGATGCATTCTTGCCTATGGCATTGCGCAGGGCTATCTGTCTCTTTGCCAATGCAGGGAGTGCCTGTCCTTGGCTATAGGCGAGGGTCTTCATTAACTTATCGCATTTCTCGTCATAAAAGTCGAGTCTTCTTTCTGTCCATGCGTCTTGGATGTCTACCACCTGCTCCTTTGTTCTCGCTGCGTGTCTCTTGGCAGCGTTCTCAATGATGATATCGTGCTTCGTCTTTGCTGGTTTCGTTTCTTGATCAGGAGTTTTGCCTTCCCATCGCAGCCCCTTGGTTGGGTCTCCGTCCTTGAAGTTGTCCTTGATGAAGTAGGGCATGGACTTGGCTTTGGCTATTCGGCTCTCGTTGTCCTTCATCCACTTGGTGAACTCGGTTGGCATCTGCTCGACCTTGCCAGTGAATTGCCAATCGCTCACGTCTTCGCCAGCAATGAGAGCCTTGATGTATGCGTCCATTTCCTCCTGCTTGGCGAGGATGGAAACTGCATAACATCTGCACCATGGATGCCATCCTGTGAACTTGAAGTCCTTTGGAAAGCGTTTTCCGTCGAATAGGTCGCAGATGTCCTCTGTCGGGTGGTTGTTGCTGATATGGATTTCGATACCGATAACAAAAGGGAGAGCCTGCCATCTGGTGTGGTCGGCTGTCCTGTATGCCATGTTGTTCTCGGTCGCTGTCATTCGGAGGGCGTTCTTGTAGCTGGAGCGGTAAACGCCACGCCCTGGATGATATGCGGCAGCAGCCTTGGAGAGGCGCAAGGCTCCGCTCTTGTCTCGCACCCTTCTGAACAGCTTGCTTGGCTCCTTAAGGTATTTGCGGATATCGCGACTCAGCTCGGCTGCGCTCTTGCCTTCGCCCATTCCGAGTTCGAGGGCGAGTTCCATTTCTTCCTTGAACTGCTGGGTGAGGTTCCAGACCCTCCTGCTGAGTCCCATACCTGCCTCCTTGCGGTCTATGAAGGCATTGAGTGCCTCCAGGTGTGGGTGCTTCCACGCCTGTATGGTCTGCTTTGGGAGCTTCGCCTTGCCGATGACCGATTCCACCATTGCGTCGTTCTTGGTGTTGGCGAGAGTCCAGCTTTCCTCGTCCCCATCCTCGATGTTCGTCTGTAGGCTGGAGTAGAGGTCTTGCATGAGTGCGTCCATCTCCCTCTTCAAGGCTGGGAAGTCCTCGAAGTGGAACTCTTTATCTTTGTCTGCGTCAAAAAGGGATGGCGCAGCCGCTTGCGTCATTCGCTTTACGGCTGCGTCGTATAGGTTGCTCACCTTCTTGGCTCTCTTGGCGAGGTTCTGCTTATGCTTCTCGTCGTATGTTGCAATGGTGATTCTTGTTGGCATTGTTCAATCCTTTACATAGTTGGTTCGTTGGAGAAGGCATCGGCTGCTGCGTTCTCCTCGTCTATGATTCTCTGCTCCTCCTCGTCCACCTCTTCCTCTGGCACGATGTTGATTTCACGTATGGCTGTGCGTCTCGATACGATAGGCTTGCCTCCTGATGCGTCGCTCATGTCCTTGATTTGCTGGCTTCGGTCGTTGATTTGGAACGGAATTATTTTGTTCTCCACCATGAGGGTGTCGAAGGCTGTTGCGAGTTCGGGGAACATCTGCCTGCAGAATGCTCGTATCACGTTCACCTCCCTGTCGAAAAACTCCAGCCAATCGCCCGACTCGTCCGTGACCTTCATCTGGCAATCGATGAAGAGCATCTTGCGTGCCTCTCCGCTCATTGGTGTCGCCTTCATCTGCTCCATGCTCATGTCGGGGAGCTGGAGGCTGGTGTGGATGTTGCGTCTGAGTTCCTCGGTTTGGAGTTTCAAGGCATCGGTTGCCTGGTTCCACGTTGCGTATTCAGCCTTGTCCTTTTGTCCGTATCGGAGGACGTTGCGCCCTGCGTTGTCATCGACAGGCTCCTGCTTCTTGTTCTTCGGTGCGGTCACCTGCTGGCTGTCCGAGTAGATTACCCAGGTTGGTCGGCTGTTCTTGCGCAGGTAGTTGCCCTGTCTGCTGACCGTCCACTCCAGCTCGTAGCCGTTGTCGCTCTGGTCTTCCCATATCGGGAGGTCTCGGTGGATGTAGATACCTGCAATCTTTCCGATGTTGATAGGCTCTGGCTCCATGTCTTCCTCCCATCCGTTGCCGTCCCTGCTGACCCAGCGGTAATGGAAGGCATCGGTGTAGGTGTCGAAGTAGGTGAGCTGCTCCATTCCCTTCTTTCGGCTGTATTGGACGCTGAGGGCTATCATGTCATCGTATTCATCGAAAAGTGGGTACAGGATGTCTCCGTCCATCGGGGAGAAGACCCTGCAGCGGAGCTTTAGCTTGCTCTTGTGCCCTGCGTAGATGGTGTCCTGCTCCTGGGCAAACCAAATTGTCACCATCTCGCAGCTTGCAAAGAGCTTGTGCGCTCGCTTTAGGTTCAGCGCATTGATTCGGTTGCGCTTGAAGATTGCCTCCATGATGTCCGCAGCCTGCTTCTCATCATCCGTCTTGGTGGTGTACTTTCTCTTCGTCGGGATTGTGAACATGAGTTCCTTCATTCGCTTCACCGCCTGCTTCTGTATGCTGTAGGTGATTCTGGTCATCTTCTCCACCTTGCCCTTGCGCACCTTGTCTCGGTAGTGGCGGTCGGTGTACACTGGGTGTTCCTTTGGCTCGTACTCCTTGCGCAATTTACCCCAAGGGATGACATCGAGGCTCTTCTGCTTCAAGTCGTCGATGATTTGCGCTGGCATTCTGTTCTGTCTGTCGATAATCTCTTTGATTTCTGGCATTGCTTGTTTCTCCTTATGCTTGGTGTTGTTAATAAATCTCATCCTCGATTTCTTCCTCTTCCTCGTCGGTGATCTGGGCGCAGGTAATCACTCCGAAACGCTCCACCACGCCTGTCGTGCAGTCGGGCGCATCGTCGTGCTCGTTTCCTCCCTCCTTGCGGTAGGACTTCATTGCGTTGTGGTAATGTGGGAACAATAGCTCCCATCCTGCTGGGAAGAATACCATGTTCATCACCTTCGAGCTGTTGATGAAGATTCGTGTCTGCTTGTTGGCGGTCTGGGCGAGGTCTATGAAGACCATTATCCAATTTCCGAGGGTGCGGACGAGCTTCTCCACGTTCCTTCTGAACCCTCGACCTCCGTTGTTGCTCTCTACCACGACCTCCTCGGTTTGGTTCTTCACCAGCATCCTCGCCACGGCTGGCTCCGTGAACTCCATGCTCTTGTTGGTGAATAGGATGTCGGTGACGTAGCATCCGCTCTCGTATTCGTCGTAGCAAATGGCGCAGAGCCAGTCGGCTCCTGTGTCCGCTGTGTCGATGTAGCACTTGCGCCTTGGCAGGTGCGCCTCTATCGGGAGGGTGTCGTATGTCTTGAAGTGGGAGTACATCAAACCCTCGATAGGTGTCGGGTTCTGCATGTACTGCGTCTCGAAGACAAAGGAGTTGGCGAGGCGTATCTTCTCCAATTCCTGCAGCGTGTGCTTGAACGCCCATAGTGGCATTCGGTTTCCTTCCTCGTCCGTGGTGATGCACGGAAGGCTGACCACCGTCCAATCGTCAGGCTCAATCTCTTGCAGGTAGCCGCATAGGTCGTGCTCGTGCAGTCTTTGCATGATGATGATGATTGGCGTGTTGCGGCTGTTCACTCGGTTTCGGATGGTGGTCTCGAATCGTCGGTTCACTCGCTCACGCACCACGTCGCTCAGTGCATCCTCTGGCTTTATCGGGTCATCGATGATGATGGCTCCTGCGAATCGGTAGGGGAGCGGATTTCCCTGCTCGTCCACTCTGTCCACCTCTCCTGCTCCGAAACCTGTAATCTGTCCGAGCGTGGAGGTTGCGTAAACTCCACCGCCTTGCTCTGTGTCCCATTGTGCCTTTGTGTCGCTTCCGTATTTCACTCTGGTCTCAAACATGCGCTGGTATGCCTCGCAGTTCACGATGTCCTTTATCGCTATGGAGTTGTCCACAGCGAGGTCGCTGGAGTAGGACAGGTGTATGAAGTTGGAGGCTGGGTTGATGGCGAGTCCCATCGCTATGAAGTTCTTCACCGCCAGCTCCGTCTTTCCGTAGCGTGGGGCGATGTTAATGATGAGCTTGTTGATTTCGCCCTTGAGCACCCTGTCGAGTGCGTCGCAGACGGTCTTGTGGTGATGCCCGACAATGAACCGCTTTCCTCCGTTCTCCTTGAAGAAGTACCTGGTGAAGTTGAGGGGATTCTGCAACACCCACATCTTTTGCAGTTCGGTGTCGTTCATCATCTCAGTATTCCTCCTCCAGCTTCCTCAAGTACTCGATTTGCTCCTCCCTGGTGAGTGGGCGACCTTGCTCTATCGGCTTGCCCCCTGTGGTGATGTCCACCTTCTGCTGCGGCTTTCCGTATTGTCTGTCCATGAGTCTGTCCATGGTGGTTGTCTTGCCGTTCTTCATGTCGATGATTGCAGCCATCGCCAATGTCTTAGCGTAAGCTGGGGTATCGTCTGCTTTCGCCAGCAGTTGGAGGTCTGCGAGTTCCAGGACGAGGATGCTCTTCTCGATGGTGTTTATCTCGTCGAGGGTCAGTGCCTCGCTCTTCTTCAGCTTGCTCTTTGGGAGCACCTGCTTCAAGAGTGCCTTGACCCTGTCCTTCTTCTTGCCCCTTGGGTTGCCGCTCTGCCCCTTCTGCCACTTGTGGCTCTCGATGTTGGCGAGCTGGCTTTCCGTCATTGTCTCTTTTCCTCTTGGCATGGCTTATCCCTCCTTCCTCGCTTTCGTCTTGGTCGCTGGCTTGCCTGCTGGCTGCTCTGGGTCGAGGATGTTGCGGATGAGTACCGCCTTCATTCCTGTCATTTCCTCCCATCGCTTGATGATTACGTCCACATAGATTGGCTCAAACTCCACCATTCGGCAGCACCTTCCGAGCTGCTCTGCTGCAATGAGCGTGGTTCCGCTGCCACCGAATATGTCGAGGACGATGTCCTTGCGCCTGCTGCTGTTGTTGATAAGCTTGCCGATGAGAGGCACGGGCTTCATCGTTGGGTGGTCTGGGTTCTTCTTAGGCTTGTCGCAGTCTATGACGCTGGTTGGTGTGTCTCCACCGAATATCTGCGTGAGGAGGTCTTTCATCTCTGCCTTGCTCAGTTTCTCGATGTCCAGCTTCTGCTCTATGACCGTGGTGAGGTTTCTCTTGTCCGTGAAGTAATGGGCGGCTCCGTCCTTCCATCCATAAAGGCACGGCTCGTGCTTCCATTGGTAGTCCTGTCTTCCTAAGACGAGGCTGTTCTTGTTCCAGATCAAGCATTGGCGTGTCTCCCATCCGATGTTCTTCACGGCTGTACGGAAGTTGAAGCCTTGGCTGTCTGCGTGCCAAATGTAGAAGGCTGCGCCTGGCTTCATGCTGTCGCTTGCGTTCTGCAATGTGTCTGTGAGGAACGCCACGAAGTTCTCGTCTGCCATGTGGTCGTTGGCGATTTTCATCTTGCCCTTGGCTTGGTAGTCTACGTTGTATGGTGGGTCGGTTACGAGGAGGTCTGCCTGTTCCTCCCCCATTAGGGCATCGAGGTATTCACCCTTGGTGCTGTCTCCGCAGATTAGGCGGTGGTTGCCGAGTCGGTAGAGGTCGCCTGTCCTGCTTGTTGCCTTCTTCGGGGTGTTCGCTGCCACGTCGTAGCCATCGTCCTTCGCCTCTTCCTCTTCCTCTGGCTCCTGGATATCGGGGATGTCAATGGCAGCAGCCTCTATCTCTTCGAGGTTCCAATCATTGAGGAGCGCATCGAAGTCGGTTTCTCCAAAGCTGGAGTTATCCTTCAGCACGATGCGACGCATCTTGTCCATCGGGAAGTCGTGGGGCAGAATCTTGCACGGAGCCGTCTCGTACTTGAGCTTCGTGAGTGCCTGGTATCTCATGTTTCCTCCGATGATGACGTAGCCTCGCTCGTCCTGGGTGTCGTACACGATGAGTTCTCGCAAGTCCAGCATCTCTGGGTCGTCCTTGATGGACTGCACCAGCTTCTTGAACTTCGGGTCTCGTATTCGTCGTGGGTTCTTTGGCAGTCCCTCGACCTGTCCGTCATTTGGGTGGAGCACCGCCAGCTCCATCTCCTTTCGCTGTATTCCTTTCTGCATTTTCTGTGTCCTTGGTTATTAAGCAGCCAAGGCGAGCCCTTCGTGAAGGCTCGCCTCTCTTGCTTGGTTTGTTACGCTAAAATGGTGCAGCACCACCGCCTCCTGGCGAAAATGGCAGGACGCTGCTGGCTCTTCTTGAAGCCATGGTGCTGGAGTGGAGCTTTGAGCCTCCGCCTCCGTGTGATTCTGAACCGCTACTCATTGCTTGTTCTCCTTTTGCTTTTTGTTATTGAATACCATTCTCGTGAAGTAATCCCACGCCTTGCTGTTTCGTATCGGCTTGCGTATGGTGGCGTACTTGTCGAGAATCCTGTTGAAGTGCTCGTCGTAGAAATCATAAAGCTCTGGGTTCTCCTCCATGGTGAACTGCTCGATGTTTCCGCTGGAGCGGAGGTTGGCGGAGCCGTGGAGGACAATCTTGCGCCCACCTAATGTCTCGAAGTTCACGGTCTTGGTGTGGACTCCTGCAACCGCCAGCTGGAATCGGTCGCCAATGTCGAGCTGCTTGTAGATGTAGGGAATGAGGCTGCTTCGCTCGTTGCCCCAAAAGTAAACCGAGATTATGAGGTTCAGTTCCTCGATGTAGCCCTTCTCCATGAGCGTGTGGAGGCTGTCCACGTTGTTCTGGCTCATGGAGAGCGTGCTGATGGTCATCCTCTTGGCGCAGGCGTTCTGTGTCGTTAGGTATGCCTCGATGAAGTCCCCGAATATGAAGGAGCCGCTCACGAAGGCATCGAAACGCTCACCGAATCCAAGGCGTAGCTCCCTCGCCATCTTCTGTGCGTTGTCATAAAGCACGAAGTCTTCCCTCATCGGCACCACCTTTGGCAGGGTGTACCTCGTCTCCTCCGTCTCGTCCGATGGCAAGAACTCCATGAGGTCGAGGTCTATGTCGGGTAGCTCGAAGTTGCCGATGTCGCCCAGGAAGTCCTGCTCCTGTGCAATGGCTTCCTGTTCCTGTTCTGTGTTGTTGTATCTTCTTCTCATGTCGCAAAAATACGGCTTTCTGATTATATTGTAATCACTTTAGGTGAAAAATTAACATTTTTCAGCCTATTTCCTTGCAAAAAGCGACTTTTTCGCTGAAGGCTTCCCTCTGAGCGTGTCGCTGGTGATGCGCATCGGCAGCTCTGCGTAGTCCCATGCGAGGAGGGCAGCGTCTCGTCCCTCTTGGTTGAGCCTGCCCAGCTTTTGTAAAGTTATTTCCTCGATTTCCTCCTTGGTTATCTTTCGGTCGGCTCCGTGCCAGCACTTAGGGAGCGGTCTTTTGAACTCGTAGGGGATGCCCCAGTGCTCCATCATCTGCCCGATGGTTCGGCTGACCTGCTCGTTGCGTCCCTGGTCAACTCCGAGGCTTGCGATTCCTTGCTTTCCCTGCCATCGCTTGATGTGGTAGTTGCCGTGGTTCATCCATCCTGCCTCGATGACGACCTTGAAGTCCCATTTGTCAATTTCTGCGAATTGGTGGTATTTTTCCTTGATGAAGTCGAGGAGGCTGGGGAAGGCGAGCATCTGGACTTGGAGCTTGTGCGTGCTCATGTCGAGCATTGCGATGCCGTTTCTGTCGGTATCTGGGTCTATTCCGATGATTATTTGCTCTCTATGGCTCATTTTCGTGCCTCCTGCTGCGTTTTTGTTTCGTTGCTTGGTGTTTCCTCGTTCGATGTTGTTTTGTGGCACTGTGTGGCTTCATTTTGGCTCACAGCATCGTTTTCCTCTGGCACGGCTATCTTCACCTCGTGAAGCAGCCACGCAATGTATATGATTCCAGCGAGGATGCAGGCTGTTGATATTGCTGCGTCCGTGAATGTAATCTGAATCGTCATTTTGCTTTTCTCCTTGTTGTCTCGTTCTTTTGTTCGTTACTTGGCTCTTGCTCGCTTATGCGTGCGCCTGCCTATGCGTGTATGTGCGTAGTGTGTGGGTGTATGCGCACCCCCTCCCAAACCCTCCCCCTCATTCGAGGCTGTGGTTCTCAGTGGTAGCCGTGCTTGGTGTTCGGGCGGCTTCTTATTCGGTTCCAGATCCAAGTGTTGCCCTTTGGCTGGCGGCTCTTGCGCTTGGTTGTCGCTGCCAGGCTTCTCTTGCTGGAGTGGTGGAGGTGGAGCTTGTGTTGCTCCCTCGTTTCCTCTCGGAGGTCTGGGTCTATGTAGATTTCGTAATTTGGGAAATCTAAAACATCGAACTTTTGGAGTTCTTGTCTCGCTTGTGCGAGTTCGAGTGCATCTTGGAATTGTTGCATTGTCATTCCGAGTTCTGTTAAAAGCTCGGTTAAACTTGTGCAGAATTCAGCGGTTGCCTCATCCAGTTTCAGTTTTGTTTCTTCCATGTTACTTTCTGCTTCTTGTCTGTTATGCTGTCGCAGGAAGGGTTGCCGTTGAATATCGGCTTGCCTGTCTTGCCGCAGACCCATGTGTTGATGCTCTCGTATGCGTGACCGCATCGGGCGCATTGCGTTCCCTGCGGTCTTTGTCCTGTTCCGCTCATCGTCTCGTTATTCCTCTGAGGTTGGTTTCCATGCGCTCGATGTCGTATCTGCTGTGTGGGTAGAGTGCCTTGAGCTTCCACGCTCTGTTGTGGTATGGAGGCTTGTCTTGGCTCACCTCGATGTTGCATACCTTGCCTGTCCCCTTGTCAATGACTGCGAGGAGGTGGGCTTCTTTCGGACGCTGTGGCTTGACTTCCGTCTGCTCCAACCATTTCAAGTAATTTAAGTGTTCGTTCATTCTTTTGTCTCCTTGGGCTTCTTGCCCTTTTTCTTCGGTTTGATGTCTATCTCCACGAGCTCGTCTTGGTCGGATGGCTTCTGAATCGCCTTGAATGGTGTCATGTGGCAGGTCTCCTGGACTTGCATCACTTGCTCGTAAAGAATGAACATCTTGTCGGTGTTCTTGCGAGCCAGCTTGTTGGCTTGGATTGCAGCGAGTCCCTTCTTGGGGATGTCCTGCTTGATGATTTTGCTCGTCTCGTCCTCGTCCATCTCTGCGATGGCGTATAGTGTTCTCGCTTCTTCCTTTGGCTCTGGCTCCATGAACTGCTCCTGGATTTTGAGCACTCCCTTCTTCAAGCTGCCTATGATGTCTTCCATTATGGCTTTGCCTTCCAGCTTCTGCTCGTCCCCTGGCTTCCAAACCTTGGGGATTCCCTCCCATCGGGTGATGCGGTCATAGAGTGCGTCCACGTCCTGGGTGTAGGTTTCCTCGATTCCCTCGCTGTGGTTCTGCACCAGATCATGCATCACGTTGAAGAACGAATCCTCGGATTTCTGTAGGGAGTTGATGGCTGGCTGCACGCCCTTCATGTAAAGTCCCCATTTCTCGATGATGTTCTCCATCTCTGCGAATAGGAGGCTCTGCACGCTGTGGAGGTGGTAGAAGGTGGCGGTGATGAAGCCGAGCCTTCTCACGATGCCTGCGTGTTGCGCCACTCCTATCGGGGTGTTGATTAGCTCTCGTTCCTCTGCCGTCATCTCGTTGTTCCAATAATCACGCACCGCCTTCGGGGCGACGAGCTGCTGTGGTTGTTGTGCAAGTGGATTCTGTTGCTTTCTTGGCTGTGCGCTCCACTTGTTGCGCTTCTTCTTTCTTCCCATATTCCGTGTTGCTTAATGTGTTTATTTGAATTTCTTTTTCTCCCAGCGGCTTGCAAGGCTTACCGCCTTTTGGATTCTTGCATCCCCTCTGCTGCCCAACATCTGCGCTACCCAGTTGCATGGGTGGACGCATTGGTTGTATCTGTCCCATCGGTGAATCCAATAAAGGCTTATCTTGTGGAGCGGCAGGTCGTTCTCTGGCTGCTGGCGCAGAATCTTCTTTGCTTGTCTCGCCTTCATCATCGCACCTCCTTTCCGTTCACCTTCATCACGTTCGACTCGTGGATGTATCGGTGGAGGCTCACCTTGGACGGCATTCCGTCCTTTAGGCAGGTTTTTCCGAGGAATATTCGGGACGTGGTTCCGTCCTTCTCGGTTGCCGTCTCTATGTTCTCCACCTTGATTGCCCTTCCGTCCAGCCGTGCCTGGATAATGTCCCCGACCTTGATTTCGGCTGTCGTTGCGTACTCTATTTTCTTAGCCATTGTCTTGTTGCTTTTGTTGGTTCTCCAATTCCTGCAGTATTGCGTCCGTGGTTCTGACCACCATGTTCGCCAGCGGCTTGTAATCGGTGCAAATGTACTCTGGGTTGGCGCAGTACCCGATTGTCGCTGCGAGGATGAGCTGCTTTCTGAACTCGGAGCGTGCGTCATCAATCACTATCACGTTCTTCTTCATGCTGTCCTCCTTCCTGATGCTGGTCTGTTTCGCCATTGGCGAGCTCGTTCTGCAATGCGATGATGTCCGCTGTCAGCTCTCCCCATGACTGGGTGCTGTGCTTTCGGGTGTCCACATGGTCTTTCGCCACCTGGCAGATGATAGCAGCCATCCCTCTGTCGTTCTTTGCGGTGGTGTAGAGGAGGTTGACGAGGTCTTTCTTCGTTCCCTTCCATCCGATGCTCACCTTGTTGTCCGCTGTCTTGGTGATGGCGATGTATGCCTCACCCTGTTTGGTTCTCGTGTTCGCCTGGAACTTGCGCAGCTGCTTCACTGAGTGGAGCTTCACTGCATTGTTTGGTTCAATCTTCATTTTCTTGTTGTTCTTGAATTGTTTCTATTGCTCTGAATATCTCGTATGCGACCTGCGGCACCCATGCGTTGCCGTATGCCTTTATGCTTTCCTGTCTCCACTTTCCGAAAGAAACGGATAGGTCGTCCATCCGAAAGGGAAGCCCATCATCTCCTCTACGAATAGTGGGTTCAGTTGTGGGGAAACCTTCGAATCCCCTGTTTGCTCCTCGTTCAATCGGGTTATGAAGTCTGGCAGCATCTCTCCCCATCGGGTGAACTGACCCTTGCGCCTTCTCGTCGTGGTGATGGTGTTGCCCTTGTAGTCCCTTGCCGAGGGTGTCGGCATCAATCCGTTCACCGCAAGTGCCGTGAGGCTCCGTCCCATCTGGCTGTTCGGGTTGAGCTTGTGGGTGTACTTCGTCGCCTCCACTGCGTTCGGTGTGGGGAGGAGTCCCATTCTCGCTGCCAAGGCTATGGTGGGTCTCTCCTTCGCCCCTGGCGATGGGCTTCTGTTCATCCGTCCGCTCCCTTTGTCCGTAGCAGTTGGTGTCGGCAGCAGTTCCGTCGGGTAGAACTCCGTCTTGCCCTCCTTGCTGCATCGCTTCAATCCCTGCGTCTGTACGGTGGGCAACAATCCAGATCCTGTCTCTTCTGTGGGGTGCTCCGACACTGCAAGCTGGTATAAGGAGCGGCTGGACTTCGTATCCTGCGTCCTCGATGTCTTGGCAGATTCTGTCAAGGGTGAACCTGCTTTCAGTTCGGTATAGGTCTCTCGCCTCGAATAAATCGGGCGTGTGACCCATGTAAGTCGTTTCGCTGGACTCCACCATCGTTGTGATTCCAGCAACATTCTCACCAATGACCCAAGTGGGGTGGATTTCCTTGATTGCCCTATGCATCTCTTGCCAGAGGTAGCGGTTGTCCTTCTCTCCCTTTCTTCTTCCTGCGAGGGAGAAAGGCTGGCAGGGGAACCCTCCTGTGAGAACATCGATTTTGCCCCCCCCCAGCCCGTCCGAGAACGGCTGTTTTGGGATGTATCACATAGGGCAGAACCG